TTCAATTTGTTGCAACTAGAACAGGCGTAGCATTTGAAGAGGTCGCAGGATAAGGGAGAATTAAAAAATGGCAAGTATAACAGATTTTAAAGCTAAATTATCAGGCGGTGGCGCTCGTGCCAATCAGTTTAAGGTAGTAATGCCTTTTCCTGGTTACGCTCAAGTAGGTGGTGAAATAGAAGAACTAGCGTTTTTATGCCAAGCAACAAGTTTACCAGAAATGACAATTGGTAATGTAACTATACCATTTCGTGGTAGAGAAATAAAAATTGCTGGTGATAGAACAATAGCTGATTGGTCAATTACTGTAATGAATGACACAGACTTTAAATTGAGAAATGCATTTGAAAGATGGCAAAATGGTATCAACAACATGTCTGATAACGAAGGATTAACAAATCCTGCTGATTATCAAGTGGACGCTTTTGTTGACCAACTTGACAGAAACGGTGCAACAATTAAAAGTTATACATTAAGAGGTGCTCATCCTATTAGTATAAGTGCTATTGCATTAGCATATGATACTAATAATGCAATTGAGACTTTTGATGTAACATTTAGTTATCAGTACTTTGATACAAATACAACTACTTAATATTGGTATAAATATTATTAATATTAATAGAGGAAAATATTATGGCTGAACTATTTGGTTTTCAGATAACGAGAGTTAAAAAAACTGAAGACCCTAAACAATCGTTCACAACAGCCCAGGCGGATGACGGAACACAAACCGTCGCCGCCGGTGGTTACTTTGGTCAGTACCTTGACATGGAAGGTACTGCCAAATCTGAAGCAGACCTGATTCGTAGATATAGAGAAATTTCTTTACATCCTGAATGTGATATGGCTGTTGAAGATATAGTAAATGAAGCTGTTGTTGCAAATGAACTAAAAGAATCTGTAAGAGTAAATACAGAGAATTTACCTTATGGTAAAGATATTAGAAGAAGAATTGAAGGTGAATTTTCTAATATCTTGAAACTCATGAATTTCAATACAAAAGGACATGACATCTTTAGAAGATGGTATGTTGATGGTCGTATATACTATCAAAAGATTATTGATAGAACTTCACCTACATTAGGTATTACAGAACTTAAATATATCGACCCTAGAAAAATTAAAAAGATTAGAGAAGTAAGAAAAACAAGACCTGAAGGTGCTAAAAACTTAGAAGTAATAGATGAGTTTGTAGAGTATTACTTATTTAACGAAAAGGGCGTATCGGGTACAACATCTGGCGGTGGTATAAAAATCGCACCTGATACAATTTCTTTTTGCCCTAGTGGTCTAGTAGACCAACAAAAAAATATTGTTATGTCTTATTTACATAAGGCAATCAAACCTGTCAATCAGCTCAGAATGATAGAGGACGCTGTTGTAATATACAGAATTGCAAGGGCGCCAGAAAGAAGAATATTTAAAATAGATGTAGGTAACCTACCAAAAGTAAAAGCAGAAGCATATCTAAGAGATGTTATGGCAAGATATCGTAACAAATTGGTATATGACGCTTCAACTGGTGAAGTTAGAGATGATAGAAACTATATGTCTATGCTCGAAGATTTCTGGTTACCGTCAAGAGAAGGTGGTAGAGGAACTGATATCTCAACATTACCTGGTGGTCAAAACCTAGGTGAAATTGCTGATATCGAATACTTTCAAAAGAAATTGTATCGTTCATTAAATGTTCCTGTAAGTAGATTAGAATCTTCACAAGGGTTTAACTTAGGCCGTTCATCTGAAATTACAAGAGATGAATTAAAATTTACTAAGTTTGTACAAAGATTAAGAAAGAAATTTACAGAGTTATTTAATGACTTGTTAAAGACACAGTTAATTTTGAAAAAAGTTATTTCAGAAGAAGATTGGCATGGTATTTCTCATAACTTACAATATGACTTCTTGCAAGATGGTCATTTTGCTGAACTAAAACAAAGTGAAATGATGAGAGAAAGAATACAATTAGTTAATGAGATGAGAGATATGGTAGGTAAATACTTCTCAGTAGAATACATGAGAAAGAATGTACTTAAACAGTCTGAATCAGAAATTGCTGAAATGGATAAACAAATTAAACAAGAAATTGATGATGGTATTATTTCATCTCCGTTTGCACAAGCAGACCAAGATGATGATACCCCAATGTAATAGGAGGATATTATGACAGAAGAAGTAAAAACTTTTATTGACCAACTTGCAACAGGTGATAATGCAAATGCTGGTGAGGCATTTAAAACTGCATTAAGAGCTAAGGTTGCTGATGGATTAGACGCTAAAAGAAAAGAGATGGCAGGACAAATGTTTAATACTGCTCAATCTATTCCTACAGAGGCAGAAACTTTTAGTGACCCTAAACCAGAAATTGCTGAACCAGGTTCTTTTGACAAAGAAGGTAATGTTATCGGCCAAAATGATGGTTCAGTAGATATGGATTTAACAACAGATGAAACTAAGTAATATTTTTGAAGATTACGATTTAGTAAATTCATCTGCTTATAAGTCATTGTCGCCAAAATTAAAAGAGGCAGTTAATGAGTTTTATAAAATGTTAGACAATAGACATGATAATGGAAGTTATCAAGATGATAACTTTGTTGATAATATAGAGGAGTGTGTAGAGACAATTGTTTCTTCACACGATATAACAAAAGAGCAATTGTTAGATTACATAGAATTGGAAGTAAGAGAACAATTAAAACAAACAGAGGTGTAACAAATGGCTACATTCATATTAAAAGGGGCTCTAGTTTCAGGTACATTATCTGATAATAATATTGGCCGTGCTCAATTTGTGAGAATTGTTGCACAGGCTCAAGCAGTTATTACAGTTAAAGATAGTGGTGGTTCTACTTTAGGTACTACTCAATTATATGCAGCTGGAGATGAAATCACAATAGAAAAAGCACCAGGAGATACAATATCTTCAAGTGCTGGTGTTAGTGCTACTGCTGTGGCACCAAGAGATTAATAGTAGGAGATAAATTATGGCAGATATAGTATCAGTACAAACAATTGCTGATGTGGCAGGTGTGAAACATGTTAGTAAAATGACTAACATATCTGATGGAACAGGCGAATCTGTAATTACTAAGATTGACGCTTCTAATACTAATGCAATGACTGAAGACGCTACTAAAGTACTTGCAAGGATATGGTATTCTATTAATACAACAAACAGCAATGCTGGTGTTGAATTATTATGGGGAGGAACAACCAATTCTACTATGGTTGTACTTAACGGACAAGGACATTGGGATTTAAGAACCTTTGGTGATGGTATTGTAAACAATGCTACTAATCCAACAGGTGATGTCTTATTAACAACCAGAAACTTTGTTTCTGGCGACAATTATACTATTTTAGTAGAATTTAGATAAAATTTGTGCATTTAAAGTACAATAATGTATAAATAGTATATAACAAAAGAGAGAGAGTACACTTATGAAATTAATTTCAGAAGAAGTATCAAATGCCGAGTATCTTGTAGAAGAAACTAACGGCAAAAAAGAATACAAGATTAAAGGTGTTTTTTTACAGTCTAACATCAAGAATCGTAATGGGCGAGTATACCCTAAAGAAATCTTGATGAAAGAAGTAACAAGATACAATAAAGAATTTATCAATAAAAATCGTGCATTTGGCGAGTTAGGACATCCTGACGGACCTACTGTTAATCTAGAAAGAGTTTCTCATATGATTAAGAAACTTTATCCAGATGGTGATAACTTTATTGGTGAAGCTAAAATCATGGACACGCCCTATGGTAAGATTGTAAAAGGTCTTATTGATGAGGGTGCTCAATTAGGAGTATCATCAAGGGGAATGGGTTCCATCATGCAAAGAAACGGCGCTAACTATGTGAAAGATGATTTCATGCTAGCTACTGCCGCTGACATTGTAGCAGACCCTTCGGCACCAGCCGCTTTCGTAGAAGGCATTATGGAAGGTAAAGAATGGGTATGGGACAACGGTCTCCTTGTCGAGAAAGACATTGAGGCGTGGAAGATGGAAGTGATTAACACGAAGAAAAGAGTTTTAGAAGAAAAAAAACTAGAAATCTTTGATTCGTTTATTAGAAAACTATAATATTATAAATATTAACTGAACTCGAAAAAGTTTGGAGTTTATAGTACTATAAAATAAATAAGAGGAGATTTTCAATGGCAGAATCAGAAAAAATAACTGACGCTATCGTAGAAGCTTCAGCGAATCCAAACGCTGACGCTCCTAAAAAGAATGCTGTTGCAGCTGAACCTAGTCATCTTTCAAATGACGCTGAAGATTTAGGCGCACCTGTAGTTAAACCTACAGACAGTAATTCTGCTGACGGTACGAAGAAAGTTAAACAAGTTTCTGACACAGTATCTAAAAGTGCTCAAGTAGCTGGGGAACCATCACACTTGAAAGCTGGATATAGTGAAGAAGCTGATTCTGAAGATGAGGTTGTTGAATCTAAAGAGAAAGAAGTCAAAAAGGACGATAAAGAAGTAGAAGAAGAAGGTTACGATAAAAAGAAATCTTTGAAGGCTTCTAGTTGTTCTGAAGACATTGACGCTTTAGTAGGAGACGCTGACCTATCTGAAGAATTTAAACAAAAGGCTGCTACTATCTTTGAAGCTGCAATTAACTCTAAAGTTAAAGCAGAACAAGAGAGATTACAGTCTGAATATGATACTAAATTTGAAGAAGAAATCTCAAAATCTAAATCTGAACTAACTGAAAAAGTTGATTCATACTTGAACTATGTTGTTGAAGAATGGATGAAAGAAAATAAGTTAGCACTAGAAAGAGGTATTAAGGGCGAAATCGCTGAAGACTTCATTGGTGGACTGAAAAAATTATTTGAAGACCACTATATTGATGTCCCAGATGAGAAATATGATGTCCTTGAAGACCAAGCTTCTAAGATTGAAGACTTAGAGAAAAAACTTAACGAAGAAATAGAGAAAAATGTTGAAATGAATAAAGTTAATGGTTCTTACAAAAGACAAGAAATCATTGATGAAAATTCTAAAGACTTAGCTGATACAGCTAAAGAAAAATTCGACAGTCTCGTAGAAGGCGTTGAGTATTCTTCTGAAGAAGATTTTGCACAAAAAGTAAAGACTATTAAAGAGTCCTACTTTGAGCAAAAAGCTGAGAAGTCTGCTTCGGCAGATATAGATGATGTTGCGGAGGGCGGTGAATCTAATGTTGATTTATCGGATGCTATGGCTGCATACACCAACGCAATTAGTAAAACAAAAGATATTAAAATATCTAAGTAACTAAACAAAGGAGAGAAGAAGATATGTACTTATCGGAAACTTATGAAAAAAAATGGCAGCCAGTCTTAGACCATCCAGAACTTCCTGAAGTTAAGGATAGTTATAAGCGTGCCGTTACATCGGTCATCTTAGAGAACCAAGAGCGTTCTTTAAAAGAAGACCAAGCTTTCCTTGCTGAGACACCAACAAACTCTACAGGAGCTGGTGTATCAAATTGGGATCCAATCCTAATTTCTCTAGTAAGAAGAGCTATGCCAAATTTGATTGCTTATGATATCTGTGGCGTACAACCAATGACAGGTCCTACAGGACTTATCTTTGCAATGCGTTCTAGATATACAAATCAAAGTGGCACAGAGGCTTTATTTGATGAAGCTGATACAGACTTTTCTGGTCGTAATGCGGCTGGTTCTGCTGTTGATGGTTTCTCAACTGCGGCTCATAGTGGAACAAACCCTGCATTGTTAAACGATTCACCTGCTGGTACACACACAACTGGTACTGCAATGTCTACAGCTGCGGCTGAAAGTCTAGGTGAAGATTCAGGTAATGCGTTTGCTGAAATGGCGTTCTCAATTGAGAAATCAACTGTAACTGCTAAATCAAGAGCGTTAAAAGCTGAATACACAATGGAACTTGCTCAAGACCTTAAAGCGATTCATGGACTTGATGCTGAAACTGAACTTGCTAATATCTTATCAAGTGAAATTTTAGCTGAGATTAACCGTGAAGTAGTTAGAACTATCTATGCTAACGCTGAAAAAGGTGCTTCTGCAAACACAGGCACAGTTAATACAACTACTGAAGGCATATTTGACCTTGATACAGATTCTAACGGTCGTTGGAGTGTTGAAAGATTCAAAGGTCTTATGTTCCAAGTAGAAAGAGAGGCAAATGTTATTGCTCAAAGAACTCGTAGAGGAAAAGGTAACTTAATTATCTGTTCATCTGATGTTGCTTCTGCACTTCAAATGGCTGGTGTATTAGATTACGCTCCTGCGTTAAACAACAATCTAAATGTTGATGACACAGGTAATACTTTTGCTGGTGTTCTGAATGGTAAATATAAAGTTTATATTGACCCATATTCTGCAAACAACACTGCTAAACAATACTTTGTAGTAGGTTACAAAGGTTCTTCACCATATGATAGTGGAATGTTCTACTGTCCGTATGTGCCATTACAAATGGTTCGTGCTGTTGGTCAAGATACTTTCCAACCAAAAATTGGGTTTAAAACCAGATATGGTTTACAAGCTAACCCATTTGCTGAAGCTGGTTCAGGCGACGCTGCTGTTATTAACGGCGCTGGTTCTGCAAACAGTAACAGATACTACCGTAGAGTACAGGTTG